AAGTTTCACCTCGTCTTTACTTGCATTATATAATAAAGTTTAGAAAAAATCAAGATATTTTTCAAAATTGTTTAGAAAAATTGAAATTTTGTATTGACAAATGATTTTTAATGGGTTATACTTAGTTTAGAAAAACTAAACAGGAGGTGACTACAAATGAATAATCCAGCTTTTGATTACAGCAAGCTCAAAGGCAGAATTAAGGAGAAGTGTGGAACTTGTTTCAACTTCGCTAAGAGTTTAGGCTGCTCAAGCAACACTTTGTCGGCGAAAATCAACAATGCAAGTGATTTTTCACAGACAGAGATTATCAAATCAGTTGATATTCTTGGATTAAAGAAAGAGGATATTTCAACTTATTTTTTTACACCTAAAGTTTAGAAAACTGAACTTATAATCAACAAAAAAACTGAATAGAGTATGTTTCTAATCAGCTTTATAGTTTAACCGAGGAGGTGAGAAGATGGGTGCAGCGGATATCGGATATTTAATCGAAGTAGTTGCAAGAGCGATTGGTTGTATTTTGGTAGGTCTTGCTTTTGTATGGCAGAATAAAGAGATAAAAGTACTTAAAGCCGAAATTCAAAATCTTACAAAGCTTCTTTGTTCTGTAATTTCGGGTGCTAATTTGAAGTGATTTCATCAGCAGTAGCTTGGTTGTATGTATCAATAAGATTAACTACAATTTTGCTTAATTGTTCAACTTGGTCATCTTGTGATTGACTTTGAAGTTTAGCAGTATCATTGTTAACAATAGCAGTTTGGTACTCGGTATGAGCAGTATCGTTATTGATAATTGCGGTGTTATTTTCTACAAGGGCTGTATTTAATGAAACACAGTCAGAAGAGATATTTAATATGGCGATAACCAATAAAATCACAGTAGATAACGCTTTTATTGACATTGTTTTTTTGTTTTTATCAGAGGTTGAGGGTTTAGCATAATCATCAACAGGGATATGTACAGCTTCCAAAGTTTCCAGTTGTTCATCGCTAAATTCTACTTCAATTTCTTTTTCCCCTTGTGGAATATTAAGGCTTTTAACATAATAATCCATTGCTTTCTTCATGTTTTCAAGTGCAGCAACCGGAATAACAATCTGCGTTTTTATTTCATTAAGAGGCTTTACAAGTGATTTTTCAAGTGAAAGACTAAGACTGTCAAAAACTTGTTTAGAAAATTTGTCGATAATCGGAGTAATGTTTTTTTGTATATCGGTTGACATTTTCTTTGAAAATAGTTCGAGTGCTTGTAACATCTGTGAAATGTCAGGTGTTATGTCATTATCTACATTAGTATTGAAGTTTAAGCTATCCATAGTGCTGTTCCTTTCTATGAAAAATACATTTTATAACAATAATACAAAAATATTTGTATTTTGTCAATGTTTTTTCACATTTAGGGCTTTTAGACAGCAGAAAACAGCATAGAAAAGGAGGTGAATATGTGATGGAAAATTCATTCATTATTGATGAAAACAAAAAATGTTTTCTTAACGGTCAGGAACTGACAAATGTAACCAATGTTGATATAAAAAACATCAATGCTCTTGATATAACAGAAGTTGTGATTACCGTTGCGGTCAAAAGCATTGACGTTAAATATAAAGGTTTGGTTAAATGAATTTTGTTACAAAATCTACCAAATCCAGCAATCCGTTTTTGAAACGGTTCTCCATATAAATAATTGCTTGATTTGTGATTTCAAAGTTACCTGAAATGTAAATTTTCAAATAACCTTTTTGTCCGAGTTCAAGAAATGTTGTCGTTATATCATCAGGGTGCCATTTTGAGAGCAGTTTGTCAGATTTATAAAAATCTTCCTCAAAAGCATTTGACGCTACCTTTGACATTCCAGACTTGATTTTTTCCAAGTACATTTTATAAATGATACATATCATTTTATCGGCGTCTTTTGTAAGTTCAGGCATTATCATTTTTTTACACCTCCTTTCATTATCGTATATTGAAATTATATCACATTGTCGGGAGGTTGCAAGAATTACAGCATAAGAAATTTTTATGAGGAGGTGAGGAAATGGGAGGAAAAATGATTGGCAACTATGCAAATGACGGAACACTTTATATATCTGCAACAAATATTCAGGAGTTTAAATGCCTTATAAATAAGGCAAAAAAACAAGCTGACGAACTGCAAGATACAATTAATCAGCTTGAGTTTTTCAATTTTCATTTTAAGTTTGCGACTGATGAGTAGCTTTTTGTTCTTCAATCATATTTTTCAGTATAGTATTGAAAATATTGTAACATCTAATTACAAATAATACAACAAAAATCGAGGAGGTGAGGAAAATGGCAAAACTTAAACTTATTGACACAAAGGACAAGTTTCTTCTTGAAATTGACGGAACAGAAATTCCGTATGTTACAAGCTATCAGATTACCCGAACAGTAGGCGATGTGGTACTGCTCAAGCTGGCACTCAGCGTTGCCAATGTGGAAAAGGTTGAAATCGTATCAGACAAAATTACAGAGGATAACAGAGGTGTAAGGCAATAAATTTATAAGGAGGGTATATATGCCAAAATCTAAGAAAACAGTAACCAACTGGGACGATGTCCCACTCTACATAGATTTGCCGTTGCTGGCAACCCTTTGGGGGTTCTCGGTTGATTGTTTAAAGAAAAAAGCACAGTCGGGCGTTTTGCCGGCGGCAAAGATGTTCGGTGAGTGGAGAATATCTAAAGAGGACGCAAAGGCTTACTTCGAAAAGGCTTACAACGAAACGCAGGAGGGAATAAAAAAAGATGGAAGTAATTATCAACAAATCTAAATCGTATTCGTTTAAGGAGGTTGAAATCGGAGATGTGTTCTCTGATGATTTAGGACGCTTTATGATGAAAGTATCATACGAAACAGCAATTTGTTTAGATGATAATACAGTCTATGGCATTAACAGCAAGACAAAATGCTATCTGAGGGACTGTGTGATTATAGAGCGTGAACTGCTCGAAAATCTCAAGAAAGGAGCAAACGGATATGAGTAAGCTTGAAAACTTACAAATCTGCATCAAAGACGGCGAGGTTATAGTCTTGCAGGGACTTGACACCGTTACGGCTGAAAGGCTTGAGGACATTTTAAACTATGTTGCAGAAGTCAAGGAAAGCCTTGACAGGCACAAGCTAAACAATAGAGCAACAGGCATTAAGCGTGCGGCTCACAATTGCAAGAAGTTTATTAGGTGCTTAAAAGGTGCCTTATCTGATGAGGAGGTGTAACAGATGACATATCTTGAATTTATAAGCAGGAACGGTCACATATGTTCAGAAAGCGAATTTGAAATTGCAAGAGCACAAGCAAAGAATAAACTTGCAGTTATAGTAAATCGTTTTGGTGATGCAAATGGTTTGAGACTGAAAAGTGATTATTTAAATCAGCTTGTACTTGAAGAAATTAGAGCTGAAAGGTATTCATCAACAATGTTTGATTTGTTTAGTTGCAAAAGAATATCCCACATTGCGTGAGCCTTGCAATGTGGGATAAGAGCTAAAGAAATTTAAACTACTATTATTATATCACAAACAATAAAAAAATCAATAGTAGGAGGATGAAAATATTGCAGTCATGTGATATATGTTTGAGTTCGCCCTGCAAAGCTTCTTGCCCGAATGCCCCAGAGCCTCCTGTTATGGGTCATTGCAAAATGTGCAATGACGAACTTAGATACGATTACAATTATTTTAGAGATACAAACGATGATATTTTCTGCTCTCGCGAATGTGCTGACGCATTCCACGGGATTACAGAGGAAGAATGGTCATCAGACGATATTGAAGAAGGAGATTATTATGACTAAGATTATTGGACCAGTTAATTTACTTGAAACATCCGACGAGGCTGATGAGGTTGCTATTCAGCCTACCGAGGTTACAGAAAACGAACCAGAGCAGCTTATTGTAGTTAAGCAGATACCGATTATCATTGAAAAACTTGAATCTGTAAAGGCAGAAATCGAGCACAAAGTAAATGTTGCTTGTTCAATGGTTTGTACGGACGAGAATTACAAGGAAGTAAAGAAAATTCGCTCTGCTCTGAACAAAGAACTTGCAGAGTTTGAAACTCAAAGAAAATCTGTTAAGTCAGAAGTAATGACACCATATGAGCATTTTGAGAGTGTGTATAAAAACTGTATTTCAGGTCCATATAAACAGGCTGATTCAGCTTTGAAAGGCAAGATTGAGGCTATTGAGCAAGGTTTGAAAAGAGAAAAGTATGAGAAGTCAAAGGCTTATTTTGACGAATACTCACAGGCTCTCGGCATTGACTTTATAAAATTTGAGCAGGTCGGTTTAAACATAACTATGACAGTGACTTTAAAGAAGCTAAGAGAAAATATTAAAGCTTTTCTTGATAAAGTTATGGACGATTTGAAACTTATTGCTACGCAGGAACACAAGGACGAAATATTGTATCACTACAAAAAAGTTGATGGTATGACGTTTCTTAATGCAAGCAAAGCAATAACACTTGTAAGTGAAAAATTCAAGGCTATTGAGGCAGAACGAGTACGAGCAGAAGCTGAAAAAACAGAGCGTGAGAAAGCAGAACTTAACGAGCAAGCAACATTGAACGAATATGAACCGTTCGAGGCAAACGTTGCAGTAGAAGTAGCTCCACCGGAAGAAGAACCACATATTAATCAAACCGATGAAAAAGTATTTCCTCTTACATTTACAGTATATGGTACTAAAACGCAGCTTAAAGATTTTGCAATAGCAGTTAAAAAGTTAATCAACGAAAGGGGATTAAGATATGAGTAATTATAACATTCAGAATCAGATTCAGCAGAGAAAACCAAAATTTTCAGCCATGCTCCAGACAGTGGCTTTTCAGAAAAGCCTTTCAAATTCAATGAAAGACCCGAAGGAAATCCAAAAGTTTACGGCGGCTATCACATCTGTGGTAAGCACTAACCCGGCACTCGAAGAATGTGATGCTGGAACAATTCTTTCAGCGGCACTTTGCGGACATTCGCTCGGGTTGCCACCATCACCACAGCTCGGACAGTATTACATGGTTCCGTTTAAGGACCGTAAGAACAATCGTACAACAGCAACATTCGTTCTCGGTTATTGTGGCTATATTCAGCTTGCTATCCGTTCAGGACAGTATAAGAAACTTAATGTGGTGGAAATCAAAGAGGGAGAACTTCTCAATTGGGATCCGCTTACAGAAGAAATTACAATCAAAATGATTGAAGATGAAACAGAGCGTGAAACAGCTGAAACAATCGGATACTATGCTTATTTTCGCTATGTAAACGGCTTTGAGAAAGCTCTTTACTGGAGTAAGGATAAGATGAAACAGCACGCAATGAAGTATTCAGCTGGATATGCAAATGATATCAAGAAGGGTACAAGCTATACATTTTGGGCAAAGGATTTTGATGCAATGGCTAAAAAGACGATGCTTAGACAACTTATCAGCAAATGGGGCGTTATGAGTGTTGAAATGCAGACAGCGTATGAATCTGACAATCATATTATCAATGCCGACGGTACTCCAGATTACGAAACGAATACAATGATTGATGCAGATGTACCTTCTGATGTAACATTACCAGAACCATCTGAACAGCAGACCGATGATGAAGTTTTCTCAATTGATGATCTTGCAGAGTGAGCAAGATGATTGATTTAGATATTATTAGTACAGGCTCTAAAGGCAACGCAGTCTTTCTTGGTAGTCAGACCTTAATTGATTGCGGAGTGCCTTTTAGCAAACTTGTTGATGCGAAAGTTGTTGATAAGATTAAGTATATTTTCCTAACTCATCAACACAGAGATCATTGCAATATTGCAACCATTAAGAGACTTATTAACGAACACCCCCTAATTAAGATAATCTACCCAAATTATCTGTGCAGACATTTTAGCGATTTTGAACCCCCCTTTCTGATAAAAAGTTCGTGTATAGTTACTGAGAGCAAATGGTACACAATAGGCAATATTACATTTTCAACTTTTCCGTTAAGACACGATGTGCCTAATGTAGGCTGGAAGCTCTACTTTCGCACTCAACAGGGGATATATAAAGTCATATATGCTACCGATACTGCGGATATATCTCATATCGTAGCTAAAAATTATGACTTGTATCTTATCGAGGCTAATTTCACTCAAGATGAAATTATTAATCGAATAAAAGATAAGAGAATGAATGGTCAATATGTGTACGAGGAGAGAGTTCTTCGTACACATTTGAGCAAAGAAAAATGCGATGAATGGTTGTATCAGAACATGGGTGTCAACAGTGCTTATGTTTATATGCACCAACATGAGGTCTTATTATTATGATTACATCAGCAAATATAGTGGCATATGACGGCTACAACTTAATAGTAAGACCTCGTGACCGCATTGGCAGAGAACTTTCACAAAAACAGGTCAACGAGGTTGAAATAAGAATAGTTGACGGTAGAGAAATATCTGCCGAACAACGAAGAAAAATATACGCAGTAATCAGAGATATTGCATTCTGGTGTGGTGATAATCCGGAATGGATAAAGGAATACTTCAAATTTAACTTTTGTGGTGAGTTTGGAATAAAGTATTTCTCCTTGGCAGACTGCGAAAAAAGCGTAGCAAGGGATTTCATAAGCTATCTGATAGACTTTTGTTTTTATCAGAACATCGGTACAAGAGATACCTTGCTTAATGTTACAGATGATATTGGTAGATATTTATATAGCTGTCTTGAAAATCGTAAGTGTGCGATATGCAATGCTCCCGGCGAAATTCATCATGTTGATAGAGTTGGGATGGGCCGAGACAGGGAACAGATAGTTCATATAGGACTTAGAGCCATCTGCCTTTGCAGAAAACATCACGATGAAGCACATTGGCATGAAAAAGAACTGTTTGAAAAGTATAAAATCTATGGCATAGAACTCGACGAGTATCTCTGTAAAAAACTCAAACTCAATACAAAGGAGTGATGTAGTGAATGGCTGGACAACCAAAGCAAGGTTTAGACTTTGCCGCTTGGGATGTTCACATTTTCGATGACGATGAGAGATTTGATGTGCTTATCGATGCACAGGGATGGAGCGGCTTTGGCGTGTTCTTCTATATTTGCACGAAAGCATATGCCACTAATGGTTATTACTATGAGTGGCGAGAAAAAACCAGTGCGGCCGCAATAGCGAAACGAATGAGTGGTGGAATTAAATCAGATACGGTAAAACAGGTAGTACAGCTTTGCTTACAAATTGGGCTGTTTGACAACGGGCTGTTTGATAGGGAGAGAATACTGACAAACAAAATGATGCAAGAACGGTATATGTACGCTATTGAGAAACGCTCTAAGCGAGGTCGCACAATTAATAAAGATTACTGGCTTTTGAAAGAAGATGAAACAAAGGCTTATATAATTGTACCCGAAAATGAGCATAATCTCTCCGAAAATGGGAATAATCTCGCCGAGAATGACATAAAGAAAAGTAAAGTAAAGGAAAGTAAAGAAAAAGAAAAGAAAAGCGATGTTTTTATTTCTTTATTGTTAAAAGAAGAAAGCACTTATCAAGTGACATTTTCTCAGCTGAATAATTTTAAAAATATTTACACATTGATTGATGTTGAAAACGAACTCGTAAAGATGTCTAAGTATTTTGAGCTGCACCCCGACAGCAGAAAAACACTTGATGATATCGAGAATTATATAAACCGTTGGTTATTAAAGAGGAGTGATGAAGTTGACAGCATACGAAAGAATAATTCAAAAGTACCTGCCAAAAAACGGAGCACAGGAGCGTTTAACACAGGCGAGGTTGTACTCTGAGCTTACGGCAGAGGAAAAGGCACAGCGAGAGGCGGATATTTTTAATGCGCAAACAGGCAAGCTGACAGGCTATGACTGCGATAAATGCAAAAACAAGGGTACGATATACAGCACAGTAAAAAGGGATTTTTGCGGTACAGAAACCTTTGAGGTGGTTAGCCGACCCTGCGAGTGCTTAAAGGTGAGAGCAGAGCTTAAGAGAATTAAGAAAAGCGGACTTGCAAGGCTGATTGAAAGGTACAATTTCGGAACGTATATTGTCAAGAGCGAATGGCAGGCTTACATAAAGAAATGTGCCGAGGATTTCGCAAACAATCCTGTAGATTGGTTTTACATCGGCGGCCAGTCGGGCTGCGGTAAAACGCATATTTGCACCGCAATAATCGGTTCGCTGTTAAAGCAGGGCAGATCCGCAAGGTATATGCTTTGGGGCGATGACATAACGGCTATTAAGCAAGCAGTAACAAACGCTGAGCAGTACGAAAAACTTATGAGCAATGTAAAAAATGCCGGTGTGCTGTATATTGACGATTTTTTCAAAACACGCAGCGGCGAGGGAATAAGCAACGCCGATGTGAATACAACCTTTAAAATCATAAACCACCGCTACAATGAGCAGCTGCCAACAGTGATAAGCTCCGAACTTTCCATAAACGAAATTGCGGCAATTGACGAGGCATTAGGCAGCCGCATAGCCGAAATGACAAGAACGCATAAGATTTACATTTCAAAGGATAAAAGCAAAAATCAGAGGTTTTACTATGGATAAATCAGTAACAGAATTTTTTATGAAAATGGAAAAAGTGCCGACTGTAACAGCTCAGGAACGCAGAGTAAGGACCGTTAAGGGCAAGCCGGTATTTTACGATTCACCGAGAATAAAATCGGCTAAGGCTTTACTTGTGGCTCATCTAAAACAGCATAGACCGCTAAAGCCGTATGATAGTGGTGTAAGGCTGAGGGTAAGCTGGCTTTTTCCAAAAGGCAGACACAAAGACGGTGAGTATCGTATTACAAAACCCGACACAGATAACCTACAAAAAATGCTCAAGGACTGTATGACGCTCTGCGGATTTTGGACAGATGACGCACTTGTGGCAAGCGAGATATGCGAAAAGCTTTGGGCAGATGTGCCGGGCATTTACATAAGGATTGAACAGTTATGAACATCTCGCAGGTTAAACGCAGTCTTGGACGAAAGGTGCTTTACAATGGTACAGAATACATTCTGACAGGCTGTATCATCAGACGAGGCACAACAGGTCAATTTTATTATCAGGCTGAAATAAAGGATTTAAACGCTAATTCTGCATTGTTGTATTGCAGACTTGAAGATTTGGAGGAGATGAAATAAATGTATTCAGCTATATGTCAAATATGCGGTAACGAATTTACCGCAAGAGCAAAAACAACAAAATATTGTTCAGCTTGTGTCAGTAAAGCCAAAGCCGAGGCGGCGCTACACAGAAAAGAGCAGTTAAATAGACCGCCGACAACCGATACAGAATTTTTAATATGTTTATATACATACAGAGGTGATTCTATATCACGCATTGCAACGGATTTGAACAGAAGCGAAGAGGATGTTCAAAGCATATTAAATGAAGCAAAAGCAAGCGGTCGTTATAACATGCACATACAAAAACATCTTAACTCTGTGAATTACAAAAGTACACTTAGTGACGATTATGTAGACAGCAGTAATGCTATTATGGACGGCTATAAATAAGGAGGATATTATGAGTATGCTTTTTGATTATGACCTGGTATTACTAATGGAGGATGAAGAAAATGATTGATTGTTCAAGAACTGAAAATTACTTGACTAAAAAGTTAAGGCTGACGAAAAAACATAAGCTGAACGATGATACATATATATGTGGAATCGCTTGTGGCGACTGCCCTTTGAGCCGTGTAGGGCAAAAATTTACAAAAAGCACACATACTTTCATTGCCGAAGTATGTTGAGATAAGGAGTGATACAAATGGGAACATCATATAAAGCTCAAATTGATAACGAAAAGGGAAAATATGAAATTCAATTTGAAACTACCAATTATGATTATTACAAAATGGTAGAAAGAGCTTGTAAAAAAGCAATAGACAAAAAGGATAAGGCTGTATTAAAAGAGCGTTGTTCTCAAAGCAGAGTATTAGGGCATTTATAAAGGAGTAATATAGAATGAGTAATAGAAAATCTATATCAAAACATACGAGGCTTAAAGTATATCAAAAATATAATGGTCATTGTGCTTACTGTGGTTGTACACTCGAACTAAAGGATATGCAAGTTGACCATATACAGAGCGTGTATTGGTATGACGGTGCAAACGATATTGAAAATTATAATCCTGCTTGCAGAATGTGTAATTTTTATAAATCTACAATGTCGGTTGAAGATTTTAGAGAGCAATTAGGTAAAATACTATCAAGACTGGAAAAGGTTTTTATTTTTAGATTAGCTAAGAAATACGGCTTAATCAGAGAAATAAAAGAACCTGTAATATTTTATTTTGAAAAAGAAAATTTTAAAAAAGTTGTGGATTTTGAGCCTAAAAAGCCTATTAAATCTGATGTACAGGAGATTAAACACGCAAAGTGGGAAGAAATCCGAGATGCCTACGGGCAACTTGAAGGATGGATTCATATTGAGTGTGGTAGAGAGGTAAAAATTAAAGAGAATTATTGTCCGAGTTGCGGTGCGAGAATGGATAAGGAGTGAGCAAGAATGAAAGCCCATATAACTAAAGAACCTGCTGACAAAAGGAGAACAGGCAAAATGACAAATTTTGAAAATATTACAATTGAAAAGGGAATGTATCAGCAGAAGGGCAAGACACTTACAGATGTACTTGAAACTCTTGACCCGTCGGAAAACTATAAGGGTACGACACTTTCAAATCTTGACGCTTTTTCAAGACAGCTCAAGCGTTTTGGCATTAAGGTGAACGGCAGCGGCAGTGACTGCGTGGAAAAATTCTTCCAATCCTCGGACTCGGCGGCACTTTTCCCCGAATATGTCAGCCGTGCGGTAAGACAGGGTATGGAGAGAGCGGATATTCTCCCGCAGATTGTGGCTACTGTTACAAATATTGACGGTATGGATTACATAAGCATTGAGTCCGATATGACAGACGATGACAAGACTTTAAAGCCTGTGGGCGAGGGCGCTGTAATTCCGCAGACAAAAATCAAGTCAATGAGCGTTGAGGATATGGCGGAAATGTTGCTTGATGAAAGCGAGGTGGAAGAATGACCACAAAAGAAATCAAAGACATAAACCGAGAAATTACGAGGTTAAAAGCTAAGATTGCACGCATAGCCGCCGAGGCTGACAATACATCGCCTAAGCTGTCGGATTTACCGAGTGCAGGTCAAACATCTGACAAGGTCGGCAATGCGGTGGTGCAGATTGCAGATATTCAGAGAGAGATACAAAACCTTGAAATCCGCCGAAACGCAGCACTCAACAGCCTATCTCGTGACGATTTTGTTGAGAACTGCTTATTTATGCACCTTAGCCTGCGATACAGCTGGGCGAAGATAGCAGTTGATACAGGCGGAATAAATACACCGGATAACATAAGAAAAATGTGCAACCGCCACCATTGGTAAATTTGTCCGTTTTTCCGTTCTAAGGGTGATATAATATAAAATGAAGAAATCGATAATAAGAGACATTTTGTAGTTCTCCTTTTTCAAAAATAACGGCAGACCGCTCTCGTTGAGGGCGGTTTTGCTTTTGCGGGGTGGAATTAATGTATAAAGACAAATGCGGTACAGGTTACGAAAATAGCACAAGAGCGATTTTTCAGGGTGCAGGAGAATATGACATCCCGATTATTGAGCCTACAAAAATTACAGAAAACAACTTTATCGGATTTAATGAAGTTTTGAGCAGTAAGCAGAACAACTGCGGTGTGCATTTCTTTTTGGACGATTACCAGTTCCAAAGATTATGGAATACACCCGACAGGTACATTGAGAGGCTACAAAAATTCAATTGTGTGTTATCACCTGATTTTAGCCTTTACGCTGATTATCCGAAAGCGTTGCAGATTTATAACCACTATCGCAAACATTGGATAGGCGCATATTTACAGCTTTATGGTATTGAAGTAATACCAACAATTTGTTGGAGCGACGAAAAGAGTTTTGAATGGTGCTTTGACGGCGAGCCTTGCGGCGGAACAGTCGCCGTGTCGAGTGTCGGCACTCAGAAAAACAAGATTGCCAAAGAACTGTTTTTGAAAGGTTACAAAGATATGATTGAACGCTTACAGCCTGAAACGGTCATCTTCTACGGCAAAGTCCCCGAAGAATGTGTTGGAAACATCATCAACATCAAATCATTTCAGGAAAAATTCAGGAGGTCAGAATAATGGGCGGAAGAGGCGGAAACTTAGGTGGTCATAAAAATTATTCTGTAAGTCCTTTAGCCGCATTTAAAGAGAATGCGAAACAGTTTAATTTTGCTTTGCAAGAGGGTAAAGCTAAAAAATCAGGCATTGTTGAATTTACTGATATAACAGGCAAGGTTATAAAAAGGTACTGGAACGGAGCAACTTATACAGACAGAAGTAGCGCACTTTATGAAAAAGAATTTAAAGGTACACATAAAGTGAGTTTTAAAAAGCCTAAGGAGTGGTAAAATGGGTGGAAGAGGTGGAAGTTTTGGAGTTATTCCAAAACTCAGAAATCCTGTTGGTATTCCTTCAAATGCTATTACTGAGGATGAATTTCTTAAATTAAAAGGTGTTGGGGATATTTCAAGCGGTTACACGGTTGATAAACTTAGAGGTAACAGAGCGCTGAAAACACAGCGTGGACAGGAAAAGTTCGAAAAAGAGGCCTTGAAAGCCAATGCGGATTATTCAAATAAGCGTGCGAGTGCAAGAAAGGAATACAAATCTTTAGTAAGCAAAGGCGTGATTAGAGATAAGACACCTACAGAGAGAAGATTAACAACCGCTCACGGACACCCTGATAATCAATCGACACAAGCCGCAAGGCGATTACTGGCTAAACAAGGAATTGACTGGAAAACAGGCAAGAAAATTAAATCATAGTAAATCCAAAAGGGGTATTACAATGGGCGGAAGAGGTTCTTCAAGTGGAATAAGCGATAAAGGTAAAAAGTACGGTACGGAATACAAAGCAGTTGCTCAATTTGGTGAAATAAAAGTAATTCGTATGAATGGTAATACTTCGATAAAAGCTCCTATGGAAACTATGACAAAAAATAGAGTGTATGCTACTCTTGACAAACAGAGCAACATCAAAAGTGTTACTTTTTATGACAACTACGGCGAAAGAATAAAACAAATTGACGTTAAAGGTAGACCTCATAATGGAATGATGCCACATACCCATTTGGGTTATGAACATAATGAAATTGGAGATCGTCAATTGACTGATAAAGAACAGAAATATGTAAGTGTATTATTGAATAAATGGGAAAGAAAAAGAAAACACTTGAATATTTAGAAATTTATTGATATAATATTATAAACGCAGGGGATAGTTTAAATAGGAAAACAGTTTTTACAGATTCCGGTGCAACTCCGGAAACCTGTGTTTAAAGACAGTACAGAAATGTGCTGTCTTTTCTTTTGCTTATTTTACATAAAGAGAGGTGGTGACGGTGGCAAAAGGAAAGTATGAAAAATGGCTTAAAAAAGAAAATTTACTACTGCTTGAGGGCTGGGCAAGGGACGGTCTGACCGATGAGCAGATAGCTAAGAATATAGGAATTACAGTATCAACATTTTATGAGTGGAAGAAAAAGTATTCGGAGATTTCGGAGTCCCTAAAAAAGGGCAAAGAGGTTGTGGACTATGAAGTTGAAAATGCTTTGTTGTCCTCTGCTCTTGAGGGCAACACTACTGCACAAATATTTTGGCTGAAAAACCGCCGCCCCGACAAGTGGCGGGATAAGCAAAAAGAGGAAACCGACAAGACCGCACTTGACAAGCTCGACAGCATTTTGAAAGAAATCAAAGATGACGCAGAAAGGAGCACAGACAATGTCGTACACGAGTAAGCAAAAGGAATACATAGCAAACGCAACACATCGCTGGAACATAAAAAGCGGTGCGGTGCGTTCGGGCAAAAGTTTTGTTGATGTCACCTATATTGTGCCTATGCGTATTCGAGAGCGGATCGGTAAGGACGGTTTGTGCTTTATCATAGGCGTGTCAAAAGAAACCATTGAGCGAAATGTACTGCAGCCTATGCGAGAGCGTTACACCTCTGATGTTGTCGGTACGATTAACAGCCGAAACATTGCAAAAGTGTGCGGTGAAGATGTGTACTGTTTGGGTGCGGAAAAGGTCAGTCAGGTTGCTAAAATTCAGGGTGCGTCGGCAAAATATATTTACGGTGATGAGGTTGCAAAGTGGAACGAAGATGTTTTCAATATGCTTAAATCCCGACTTGACAAGCCTTATTCGTGCTTTGACGGCAGTTTAAACCCTGAACACCCAACCCATTGGCTCAAGAAATTCATAGACAGCGACGCAGATATTTATTTGCAGGAATACACGATTTTCGATAATAAATTCTTATCCGAGGAGTTTGTGAAGAACCTTTGCAATGAATATGAGGGTACAATTTTCTATGACCGTCTTATTCTTGGCAAGTGGGTGCGTGCCGAGGGTGCTATTTACCGCCGATTTGCCGATAATCCCAAAAAATCTTACTGTCAAATTACCGACAAAATCAACACGGATTTACCGTACAGGCAGTTTTTGAAATCGGAACTTGAAGAAGTAACAATCGGCATTGACTTCGGCGGCAATAAATCGGGCCACGCATTTGTGGCAACGGCAAAGACAAGAGGCTACAATAATTTAATAGCACTGAAAAGCGAACGACACTTCGGTGAATACGACGGAAAAGACATTGACAGGCTGGCAATTAATTTTGCACAGTCTGTTTTTGATTTGTGCGGTGTTGTTGACTTTGTGTATTGGGATAACGCCGAAACCGTGCTCGGCAGAGGCATTAAACGAGCGTTTGAAGAGCATTTCCCAAATACCATAGTCAGACCCGCACGCAAATACCCCGTACAGGACCGTATTCAATGCCTGCTGCGACTTATGGGCGCGGGCAGATTCTTTTACACTGACGGCTGCGATACGCTTAAAACGGCATTGTGCGAGGCTGTATGGAATGATAAAAAACTTGTTGACGAACGACTTGACGACGGTTCAACCGACATCGACAGCCTCGACAGTTTTGAATACACATTTGAACGGGATATAAAAAGATTTATAAGGGCGGTGTGAAATGCAATTCATAAATTTTTTGAAAGGAGTTTGGCAGAGAATGTTCCCTCTAAAGGATATTAAACAGGCTTTGGGCGTTAAACTTGCGATTACGGATGATATGATGCAAAGCATTGAAATGTGGCAGAAATGCTTTGCGGGGCAGGCTTTTTGGCTTTCCGACAGCGTTATAAGTTTAAGGCTTGAGCAGGCGATTACAAGAGAGTTTGCAAACATCACGCTTAACGAAATGACTGCAAGCGTAAGCAATGACAAATTGCAGAAAATCTTTGAAACCGCAACGGAAGACCTTAACTCCGAATTGCAGTCGGGACTTGCAACAGGCGCAATGGTGATTAAACCATTAGGCGGCGACAAGGTGCAGTATATTTCCGCAAATGCCTTTGTGCCGATTGAATTTGATGCAAGACATAGGCTTGTAAAAGTCATCTTTCCTGAATTTAAGAAAATCGGCGACAACTATTACACAAGGCTTGAGTATCACAGCCTTGATACCGAAAAGGGATTGACAATTACCAACACCGCTTATGTGTCTGCAAGTGAGGGGCAACTTGGAAGAGAAATTCCGCTTGCGGCAGTTGACGAGTGGGCAAGCCTGCCAAATGCTGTTACATACCCTGCAATGCTCCGCCCTGCTTTCGGTTATTTTCGCACACCGATTAAAAATACGATTGACGGCTCATATTGCGGTGTTTCTGTCTACGCAAATGACATAAATCTTATTCGTAAAATAGACACACAATTCGGCAGACTTGATTGGGAGTTTGAGAGCGGCGAAAGGGCAATACATGTTGATGCCGCAGCTTTCAAGAAAGAGGGTACTGAAAAACTCAACAAAAGACTTTACAAAGCTGTAGATGTTGATCTCGGAGATAATGAATTGTTCAAGGATTTTTCCCCTGCAATCCGTCAAGAAGATATTACAGACGGCTTAAATACATATCTTCGCAGGCTTGAGTTCTCAGTGGGACTTGCTTACGGTGACTTATCCAATCCCGAAACTGTGGCGAAAACTGCAACAGAGATTAAGTCAGCAAAAGACAGAAAGTACAACACGGTATCGGCAATTCAAAAGCAGCTTAAATACTGCCTTGACGATTTGGTATATGCTCTTGCTTTTTACAATTCGCTTACAACAAGCGGATATACATTTGTATGTGATTTTAAGGACAGCATTTTGACCGATGAACAAACTGAAAGAACGCAGGATATACAGGATTTGAGCCTCGGCATTATGAAGCCCGAGGAGTACCGTGCAAAGTGGTACGGCGAGGACGAAAAGACTGCAAAAAAGAACCTGCCGCAAGCCTCAGAGGTAGTTGACTGATGTTTACGCCTGAGATTATGGAGGCAATCCCCACAGCGCTCGAACAGATTTTTGACAGCCTGCAAATGAGCATAATGGCTGACATTGTGCGAATGTTGGTGCTTGCACAAGAGCTTACACCGACAAGCGTTTACAAAATCGGCAGACTTTACAAGCTCGGTAAGAGTAAATCAGCAATCAAAAGCATAGTGCAAAATACACTTGATTTAAGCAATAGTGAGATTAAAAACGTCTTTTCGGGTGTTATAGAAAGCGGCTATAACGAGGCTGAGAGCGTTTTTACAGAGCAGGGCAAGGAGTTTATACCCTATGCCGAAAATGAACCGTTACAGCAATTTGTGAGGGCGGTGCAGGCACAGACACAGGGCGAGTGCAAGAACATTACGCAGTCAATGGGTTTTGCCAAGCGCCAGCCTGACGGCAGCTTAGGCTTTACTCCTGCAGCCGATTACTACCAAGAAACTCTTGATAAAGCTGTCATGGAAATTGCAAGCGGTGCGAGTGATTATAATACCGTACTCGAAAAAACCGTAACCGAAATGACAAACAGCGGATTGCGTACGGTTGACTATGCAAGCGGACACAGCAACAGAGTTACGGTTGCGGCAAGGCGGGCGGTTACAACGGGACTTAATCAGGTTGTGGGCAAAATCAACGAGGAGAATGCCGAAAAACTCGGTACAAACTATTTTGAGGTATCGTGGCACAGCGGTGCAAGACCGACGCATCAGGTGTGGCAAGGCAGAGTGTACAGTAAGGAAGAACTCGAGAGCGTGTGCGGACTTGGCACGGTAACAGGACTTTGCGGCGCAAACTGCTATCACTCATATTCGCCTTTCACTCCCGGCATAACTCCACGCACATACACAGATGAACAGCTCGACAAGATGAACGCAGAGGAAAACGAGCCTGTCGAGTACAACGGTAAGAAATACACAAAGTATGAGGCAACCCAAAGGCAGCGCAGACTTGAAACCGCAATGCGGGCGCAAAGGCAGAAAATAAAATTGCTTGAAGAAGGCGGGGCTGACGAGCAAGCAATAATTAACGCTCGTGCAAGATATGTAAAAACTTCCGATGAATATGTGAACTTCTCAAAAAGCGTCGGACTTTCTCAACAATGGGACAGAGTGACGGTTGGCAGTAATACCGTAAAAGGCATTACAAAACCAAAGAAAGCCGAAATGCCGTTAAGAGGTATCAAGAATGTCGACGACGGAAAAATCAGAGGTATGAACAGCAATAAACATATTGCAAATTCTTCAAAAGGTGATATACTAAAAGAAGAAAGTAAAAAGTCGATTACACCTATAACTGATAAAGCTATCGAGCGAGTGCCGAAAGTTGATATTGACGGATATTCTGAAGAACAAAGGGTTGAAATTCAAAAACAACATAAGGAGCTTTTGAAATTTTCAAAAGAACATAACCAAAACAAAGAGGTAGCTTTTGTTTTTCGTGAAGATTTAACTGATAAAACACCATTGTTGGGTGCTGATGACCATTTGGATTTTGGCACAAGTTTGTCAGGTAAAGGCAATAATTTAATGATTTTGCATAATCACCCGAGAAATAGCAGCTTTTCTGATGTTGATATTTCTTTGTTTAAAAATTTAAAGTCATTAAAAACATTAACAATCGTAAAAAATAATGGTGATGTAGAATTTATTACAAAAGGTGATAATTTTAACGACGAAGTTTTTAAACTTGAATATAACAGGCTAAAAAAGAAAATGGTTAAAAATAATACCGATGCAGAATATGACAAGTTTATAAGTAAACTTCTTAATAAAACAAAGTCAGGAGTGATTTGGAGTGAAAAGAATATTCCATGAAGATGATTCGGTAATAAAAAAGATACTAAGCTCTATTGGCAATGATGAACTTTCAGAAGAAGAGAAAAAGCGTTCAATGTCAAATGAGTTTGACTATTTGGAAGAAGACTAACCGCTCCTTGTGGGCGGTTTTGTTATGCGTGAATTTAATACAGAGATTAGCACTTAATCAATCGGATTGAGTGCTTTTTTTATACCAAAAATTTGAAAGGCGGTGACAAAATGAATATGAAAAAGTATCGGAAAAAAGCTGTTGTAGTAGAAGCATATCAAACCGACAAAAAAATCGTTATACATACACTTGAAGGTGATATGACAGCAAGTCCCGGTGATTATATTATTACTGGCGTTAATGGTGAAAAATACCCTTGTAAACCTGACATATTTAGAAAGACTTACGAATTAGTAGAACAATAAATAATGAGGTGACAAAATGAAAGTAAAAGTAGTTGTGTCGTTTAACGATAAAATGAACGGTCTTATCAACAGACCTGTCAATGAAGTCTTTGAATGTACCAAAGACCGAGCGAAAAGCCTTATTGACCGAGGTTTTGTTATTGAGGTTGAAGACAACAAAAATAAAGCAGACTAAGCACCCTTGCATTTGATTGCATAGGTGCTTTTATTTTACCCCGCCGTTGGTTTATACGGCTGAATTTCTACCGCAGGCAAAGCGGAATACAAGCTATGCAGAAAGGATTTATATTATGAAGAACATACACACACTTCTCTCTGAAATTGGTATTACGATTCCCGATGAGAAAAAGGCAGAGTTTGACAAGGCGGTGCTTGCAAATTACAAGACTGTTGCAGAGGTTGAGAAAATCACAACTGCAAGGGACAACTACAAAACACAGCTTGAAACCGCACAGACGGCACTCAAGAAGTTTGAGGGCGTGGATGTTGAAAATCTTAAAGGCGAGATTGCAAAGCTCAACACAAGCCTTAAAGACAAAGAAACCGAGTATCAAACAAAAATTGCGGATATGGAGTTTAACTCTGTACTTGACGGTGCTATTTCAAAGAGCGGTGCGAGAAACGCAACGGCGGTTAAGGCTTTGCTTGACCTTGACAGTCTTAAAACATCAAAAAATCAGGCAGACGATATTACTAAGGCTCTTGAAAGCGTGAAATCCGAAAACGGCTATATGTTCGGCTCGGACGAGCCTTTCCAAAATCCTGTGAAAAATACAGGAAATGCAGGCATTAAGTCTAATCCGCTCGCAAGTATGAGGGCGGCAATGGGACTTAGTACAGACGAAAAATAATTAATGAGGTGAAAATTTATGGCAAATTCTATTGCACTTTTTAAAACTTACACTACTTTGCTTGACGAGGTTTACAAGCAGAGTTCACTTACAAGCGAACTTGACGGTGCGTCCGACCTTGCGACAGCGGGCGCAAACTCCAATGAACTTATTATTCCAATGATTTCAATTGACGGACTTGCAAATTATTCCCGTAACAGCGGATATGTTGGCGGCGATGTTACCCTTACTAACGAAACGGTTAAATGTAACTTCGACCGTGGCAGAATGTTTACTGTTGATACAATGGACAATGTAGAAACCGCAGGCGTTGCGTTCGGCAGACTTTCGGGCGAATTTATCCGCACCAAGGTTGTGCCGGAGCTTGACGCATTTCGCTTTGCTGCATACGCAAGTCACGCAGGTATTACCTCTGCCACACCTGCAAACCTTACCACAGGTGCGGCAGTAATCGAGGCACTCCGCAAGGGTACTACTCAGATGGACGAGGACGAAGTTCCGTACGAGCAGCGTTACCTTTACATTACACCAACTCTTTACGGACTTGTGCAGGATTTGGACACAACAAAGTCAAGAGAGGTTCTCAGCAGATTTGCTAAGATTATCACAGTGCCGCAGACACGCTTTTATACAGCGATTGAACAGCTTGACGGCACATCAAGCGGCAAGACCAAGGGCGGCTATCAGAAAGCCACTGCCGCCTCAAACATCAACTTTATGATTATTCATAAGCCTGCGCTTATTCAGTTTACAAAGCACCTTGATACCAAGGTCATCGAACCTGCTGTGAATCAGGATTCGGACGGTTACAAGTTCGGTTACAGAATGGTAGGCATTGCAGATGTTTACGAAAATAAGACAGCGGGCATTTATCTCCACGCTGCCGCTAAGGCTTAAGAAGGTGTTAATATTGACCGTTTACGCTGACGAAAACTATTATAAATCCGAATATCTATGTGGCAGAAAAGCGGTCATTACCTCCGCTTTTGCCTACTACGCAAGAGATGCAACGCTTATTATTAATGCTTACACAGGCTCAAATATTGACGATACAAAAGATATAATCGAGCCTGTGAAACTTTGTTGCTGTGAGGTCGCAGAGCTGATGTATAAAGCCGATAATATGAGCGGCAGTGAGGGCATAACATCAGAAAAAGTCGGAGATGTGTCACGCTCGTATGAAAGCTGTGAGGTTCGCAAAAAGCAACTTACACGATGTGTTAAATCCGCAGTATATAAGTATCTTGCAGACACAGACCTTTTGTACAGAGGTGTTTGATTATGTTTACGGATACTATGATGACCCTTTACAGATTTAACGGCAAAGGGTTTGACAGGCTTATTATTCCGCATTGCCATTGGCAGGAGTGCAAAGCCGCTAACGTACTTAAAAGCGGAATGCAGAACGCTGACGGAATAGCTATATACATTCCGTTAAATGCGCTTGTTCTTGCTCCGAATGATTTTTTATTTCCGAGCAACGGTCTGTTTCCAAACGCTGATATATCCCCTTTGTCCCCCTCTCAAGACATTATTGTAAAAGGTGAGTGTAATTTCATCTTTGATAATTCAAGCGACAGGAGCGTATCAGAGAGCCTAAAAACCTTGCGTGACAAATACGAAATTCACACAGTAATGAGTATTGACCGTTTGCTTTACGGCCCTGCGGATTTACAGCACATCAAAGTATCTGCGAGGTGATTAAATGCTTTTTAATGTGAATCAGCCGTCTGATGTTAGCGGCACTCTTTCTCTCAAGTGGAGCAAGAACTTTGCAGGCAATCTGAATAATAACCTGTTACTTGCTCAAAAAGAGGTTGACGAGGATTGCATTAAGCTGATGAAGCCGTACACACCTTTTAAAATCGGCGTACTCGAAAATTCAGCAACTATACATACCGTTATAGGCAGTGGAGAAATCAAACAGGTTACACCTTATGCAAGGTATCTTTACTATGGCAAGGTGTATGGTCCTAACTATCCTATCGTGCGAGAAAAAGACGGTACGGAGCATATCGTATTCGGACACTATAGCGGTGACGGCATTATAATCGGTTGGCGAAGTCCTAAAGGCAAGAAAAAACACCCGACAGGCAGAGATATTCAGTACAGCAAGGACAAGCACCCGCTTGCGGGCAAAATGTGGTTTGAGCGAATGAAAGCCGACCGCAAAAGGGATATTCTGCAAGCGGCGGCAAGAAGACTTGGGAGTAATGCAAAATGAATATAATCGAACTTGTAAGGTCCGTTGTGCAGGAGTTTCCGAAAATCGGCGAGCTTGTGCACATTGATTATTCAACAAATAAGGTACAGGATTTTGGACTTTCCCCAACAGGCGACACGCTTGTAAAGAAAGATATTTTAGGAAATCAAACACGCAATCACACCTTTATCCTGTACGCTACCTGTCAGTCGCTCAACGACTATGACCGACTTGTAAACAGTGGAATGTTGCTTGAACTGCAAATGTGGCTTGAACGGCACGCAGAGGGTGACATAGAAGTTGAAGTCGGCGACAACATTTTATACGGTGAGCTTAAAAAACTCACTTGCTCAAACGGAATGCTTTACAGCATACCTGACGAAAACAACAACGGCGGTGTGCAGTACCAATTGCAAATCACCGCCCAATACACTATTGAAAATTGAAAGTGAGGAATTATTATGGCAGTATCAACACCCGATATCGGTAAACTCAAAAGAAGTTACCTTTTACATTTTATTGACGCGAGCTTTGGCACAGGCGAAAGTCCAAAGTGGTATCTTATCGGCAAGGACATTGACGATATGTCGGTCGAGCTTAGTCCGGACACAAGCACAGTAAAGAACATTCTTGATGAAACCTCTGTAAATGACAATGGCTACGAGCCTACCCTTGACGCAGGTACATACTACGCAAACACAGGCGACAGTATTTATACAAAAATTAAGGACATTGCAATGAACCGCCTTACCGGTGACGACTGCAAAACCAAAATTCTTGAAGTGCTCATTGACAAGAAAACAGGCCCTTATGATGCTTGGATTGAGGACTGCATCGTTAAACCGCAGTCATACGGCGGTGCGCAGGGCGGTGTAAACATTCCGTTTAATGTAACATTTGACGGCAACAGAAAGCAGGGTACAGCGACAATCTCAGATAAGGTACCGACATTTACCGAAACTGTATAAGGAGTGATTCTATGCAGAGTTTGAATTTTAAAACACCCTTAAAAACATATGCAATCAACAATGATGAAAACACAGTAATCAAGATTAACACCACAGACTACTCACTCGTTGAGCGACTCAACAAGCTGACAGAACGCACAGAAGAGCTTGTGCAGAAGTACAAGAATATGAAACCCGAGGATGTAACCTTTGAAATTTTTCTTGATGTTGACAAGGAAATCCGCAAAGAAATAGACTATGTTCTCGGTGCAGGTGTAAGTCAGGGTGCGTTTGGCGATGTAAATTGCCTTTCAATCTGTGATGATGGCAGTATGATTTTTGAGAACTTTCTCAACTGCGTTGTGCCGGTCATCGTAAGTGACATTGAAAACGCACACGCTCAGCAGAGCAAACATATTGAGAAGTACCTCAATCAAGCAAAGAGGCTTGCAAAGTGATTGGATTACTTCCTACAAGCCTTGAAATAGACGGAGAGCAGTACGAGATTAATTCCGATTTTCGTATTGCTCTCTTGATTTTCGAGGCTTATGCCGACAAAGAGCTAACCTACTGCGAAAAAGCGGCAGTATGCTTGAATTGCTTATACAAGGAAGTTCCAAAGAATGTTGAGGAGGCACTCAAAAAGGCATTGTGGTTTCTTGACGGCGGAGATGTGCCGAAATCGAAAAAAGCTCCAGTCAAAATTATTGATTGGAGCTATGACGAAAGCATTATTTTCCCAGCACTTAACAAGGTTGCAGGCTTTGAAACAAGGATTGCAAGCTATGTGCATTGGTGGACTTTTCTCGGCTATTTCAGCGAGGTAGGCGACGGATTGCTCTCGCAGGTAATGAACATAAGAGGCAAGCGTGCTAAGGGCAAAAAGCTTGAAAAATGGGAGCGTGATTTTTACAATGAGCACAAAGAGCTTGTTGACATCAAGGAAAAGCTCTCTCCCGAACAGCAAGCAGAACTTGACGCCGAAGAGGATTTTATAAACAATCTTGTATAGGCGTTACACAAAATTATTGTTGACAATACACAAACTTTGTTATATTATGTAACAAAGGAGTGATTATCTTATGTCTTTTATATCTTGGTTTAGAATGCAACCAGTGCAAGTTGATGACGAATTAATTACAAGGGCAGAACTTGATAAAAGAGTATTAGAAAAGAATTTAGAAGATGCTAAGTTACTTGAAACCGATTTAGTTGAGGCAGGGTATTTTTTAGGTTGTTGTTCCGAATGTGCTAAACGAAGAGGCAGAGTGTTTAGTTTATCAGGTGAAGATAAACGATTTCCTAAATTTGAACGAGAATATGGTTGTACTTGCCAAGGTATTGGTTTTACTCCCATTTCTGATTTAGATTTAGAAGATGATTTCTTTAATGTAAGTACATTTATAAATAAGCCTGTTGATATTATACAATACAGCAATCGTCCATTTACAGATGATAGAACAGACAAGGAAAAGAAAATATATGAAATGTTTGTTAAAGAATGTGAGGCTAACGAATGGTACGAACCGTATGGTAAGAGGTTAGACGAACTAAAGAAAGAAACTGAATTACAATACGATTGGATTTGTAAAAACTTGCCGGAATACGCACCTAAATCAAAATATGCTTTTTTTGATATGAAAGAAATTAATTCTGTTGAATTTCAAAAGATTTCTAAATTAGCAGAAGATAAAGGTAAAATAATATATTATACTAATGATGAACTTGCTGAATTAGAAATAATAAAGCCGATAAGAGCCAAATACTCAAAAATAATCGGTGAATGTATGCAGTTTAGATACGGATATAAATAGCAAAGCAGAACGCAACAAAAGCCACTCCAAACGGGGTGGCTAAAATTTTTCAAATTATTTTTAAATAGGTATTGACTTTTGCCCGACAATAGTATATAATTATGCCAGACAAAAGAAAGGAGGGCAGTTAGATGTCACCAAGAACAGGCAGACCAACCGATAATCCAAGACCAAACAAAATAAGTATAAGGATAAGTGATAAAGACAAAGCACTGCTTGATAAATATTGTGAACAAGAAAAAGTGAATAAAACAGAAGCAATTAGTCGAGGAATACAAAAGTTGGAAAGCGATATAAAAAAATAGAACATATGGGGTACAGTTTGACGACCAAAACCCAAATGTTCTATCCCGACAGAAGTATCTCTATCTGAAATCTATTATATCATTTAGCGGAACTTCTGTCAAATTAAAATTATGATAGGAGTTTTTATTATGGCTTGTGTAAAGAATGTAAAAAATGTAATCAAAAGTGTTCGTGGCACTATTAATCCATATTATGATATGGGCTACGAGAACGTTACGGAAATTTATCGTACCAATTCAAGTGTATGTGATATGATTTGCGATGCATTCGCATTTGGATATGCTCAAGGCATTAAAGCTGCAAAAGCTGAAATGAGAAAGGCGGTTAAATGATATGAAAGCTATGGAATACAAAGGACAGAAAGTTATTACAACTGCAATGCTTGCAGAGGCATACGGAACAAGTACAAGTTATATCAGCAACAATTTTTCCCGCAATAAAAGTAAATTTGTTGAGGGAAAGCATTACTTTTATCTCGATGGTGAAGAATTTAAAGAATTTAAGACCAGTCATCTTAAAGATGAGTGGTTGAAACGAGCAAGCCATTTATACTTATGGACCGAACGAGGAGCAAATCACCACTGCAAAATTCTTGATACAGACAAGGCGTGGGAGCAGTTTGAAAATCTCGAGGAAACATATTTCAGAGTAAAAGAAGCGGTTAATGCATTTGTTTCTCCAGATACGGTAAAGTATCTTAACGGTGTTGCTAATTATCTGCGTATTCAGCGTGCAATTATGAAAGACAAAGGTTGCACACCTCTTGAAATTGCTCAAATGGATAAACTGACTTGCGATACATATGGAATACCTGTTCCGGACAGCCTGTCAGCCCCTAAGGCATACGAACAGCTTGCGATTGCAGGTATAACACAAAAGAAACTTGAAGCAAAGAACTCATAACAACTAAATAAGCTAATTACAGCGTACATCTTCGGGTGTACGCTGTTTTTATACCAAGGGTGTAGCATTTTTGCAACTCCCTTATTTTTATGCAGAAAGGATGTGATTATATGGCGGTTGACGGCAGTTTGATTTTTAATACCAAAATCGACACAAGCGGTCTTAACAGCGATATTGCAAGAATCAATAAAGCTATTGAGGCGGCTCAAAAGAAAGCACAGTCGGGTGCAAGGCAGACAGCACAAACTGCTAAAGGGCAGGCTGATAAATCGTCTCAGGCGGCAGAAAACTCAGCAAAGCGTGAAATTACTGCCACACAGGAAAAAGCTGAACAGGCTCAAAACTCGGCAAAGCAAACCGCACAGGCAGCGCAAAAGGTATCAGAATCAGTCGAGCAATCTGCCGAAAAGGTTGTTGATAAGGTTGAGAGCACAGCTAATCGCAACACAGAGGCAGTCGGCAAAAGCACAAATGATACTTGCGAAAGCGTTAAGAAATCAGTTTCTATGAGTGCAAAAAAGGCTAAGCAATCATTACAAACAGTCAGAACGGCTGTTGACAGACTGCAAAGCAAGGCGAAAATGATTGGTAGAACGCTGCTTACCGCTTTCGGTACGGCGGCGGTTGTGAGCTTTGGCAAGGAAAGCATAGAGCTTGGCTCGGACCTTGCAGAAGTGCAGAATGTAGTTGATGTTACTTTTAGTCATATGTCTGCCAGTGTGGACGATTGGGCAAAGTCGGCACAAAAAGCCTACGGCTTGTCTGAAACTATGGCTAAAAAATATGTCGGCACTTTTGGCTCTATGGCGGAGGCTTTCGGCTTTACAGAACAGCAGGCATTTGATATGTCCACATCATTAACTGCTCTTACGGGTGATGTGGCGTCATTTTACAACATAACGCAAGACGAGGCGTACACAAAGCTGAAATCTGTTTTCAGCGGTGAAACCGAAACGCTCAAAGACCTTGGCATTCTGATGACGCAGAACGCACTTGACAATTACGCAATGGCTAACGGCTGGGGCAAGACCACATCTGCTATGACTGAGGCGGAAAAGGTAACGCTTAGGTATAACTTTGTGCTTGACCAACTCAATAATGCAACAGGTGACTTTACCCGAACGCAAAACAGTTGGGCAAATCAAACGAGAATTTTACAGCTGCAGTTTGACAGTATCAAGGCTACAATCGGTCAAGGCTTGATAAATGCTTTTACTCCGCTGCTTAATTGCATTAATCAGTTTATTTCAAGACTTAGCGTTGCGGCACAGAAGTTTAAAGACTTTACAGCTCAGGTGTTCGGCTATTCTACTGCAACAAGCAATGCGACAAGCTCAGCTGAAAGCGATATGTCAGACCTTGAAAGTCAAGCGGACAGTTCTACATCTGAGATTGAAAAAACATCGGAGGCAGCCGAGGACTTACAGAAGAACCTTGCAGGCTTTGATGAACTCAATGTGATGAGCGACACCTCGGACAACAGCTCAGACACAAGTACGCAAGCGCCAAGCTCTGAAATCAAATCAATGCAAAATGCACTTGAGCAAGCTATGCTTGAAAGCGACAGGCACACAAGCAAGACTATTGACAATATTGTAAATTCGCTTGATAAGGTAAAAACCGCCTGCGTAACGATTAAAAATTCGTGGGCAAAAGTGTGGAATAACGGCACAGGCGAAAAGGTGCTTGGAAATATCAACGCTTTAATTAACACTTTCGTAAGCACAGTAGGTGATATCGCAGAGGCTTTTACAAATGCTTGGGACAAAGCAGGGTTAGGCGACAGCGTTGTACAGTCATTTATCGACAAGTGGAACAGCCTTGTTGAGCTTTTGAATACTGTAGGCGATACATTCAGAGAAGTGTGGAATGACGGTAAGGGCGAGAAAATTTGGAGCAATATACTTGAGATTATCCGCAACTGCAATAACTTTACTGAAACTCTCAGAACCAAAATTAAAGACGCCTGGGAGAAAAACGATACAGGCAGAAAAATATGGGAGAGCATATTAGGAATTGTCGAAGATATAACAGGGCTGCTTGATGAAATGTCAGCTGACCGCCTCGAATGGCTTGAGGACCTTGACATTAACCCCGTTGCACAGGCGGTTGAACGATTGTCGGAGGGGTTCAGAAATCTGCTCAAGGCTTGCGGAGATAAGCTAAAGCAAGCATATAAGAATGTTTTATTGCCACTTGCAAAATGGACGATTGAGAAAGCTGTACCGACTGTTGTCAACGCTTTGTCTGAGGCACTTAAGTTTTTAGGAAGTGTAATAAAGAAAATTCCTATTTCTGTTATCACCGGCATTGCCGCTGCAATAGGTACAGTGGTGGCTGCTATTAAAGGCTTTAAGGTGTATAAGGAATTTAAGTCTGCGATAGAAAACATAAAGAAAAGCCTTTCTGCGCTTAAAACTGCGATAACGGCTCACCCTTACGCAGCTGCTTTTATGGCTATTGCAACGGCTGTAACTGCGGTGGTTTCTGCAATTAAAGTTTACAATCAAGAAAAGTGGAGCAATTTCTCTTTGAAAAATGAGCTTGACAAAACACAAGAGCTTACAGACAAATGGCAGACCTTGTCTGATGAAATGTCAAGCAAAATAAATGAGATTAACGATACAAAGCTCGATTTACAAGTCGATTTTGATACTGTTGACAAGCTAAAAGACAGGTTGGAAGAAATAATTGCAGACGGTACTATTGACGAGAGCGAAAAAGGCGAATACACAACTATCGTTGATTTGCTTTCTGAGAAAGTGGATGGATTTGACGAACATTGGAACAGTATAACATTTGAAGAAATTGACGGCAATATAGTTATTCATGACAACATAGACACCGTCACTAAAAATCTTGACGAACTTGTAGACAAATGGGAAATTGCACAAGCAAAGCTGACCTTAAGCTCTATGTATTCCGATTTAACAACAGAAAAGAAAAAAGCTGAAATTCAGCTTAAAACTGCAATGAAAGAGGATAATACAGGCAAAATCAAAGAAGAACTTGAGGATTATATCTATCAAAATTCTATTCTCAGCAAAAAGGAGGCTAAGTATTACGCAGAGGAATTAATTAAGCAAAAGGGCGATAGGGTCAAAACAAAAAAGGCTATTTTGGAAAAAGCCAATAACGGAATGCTTGATAAAAACGAATATAAAAATTTGATTTACAGCGATAACGGACAAATTAATATGCTGTATGGCGGTAACGATACAATGGAGCATATGCAGGAGTCGGTTGACGAGTATTGGAAAGCAAGTGACGCTTTACAGGAATTGCAAAACAATGTGAATGCATACACTGATGAACAAGACAAATGTTACGGCTCTCTCAAGGCTATTAACGGTGAAACTAAGGATTATAATGCTTATCTTCGTCTGTCATCGGAATACGGACTTGAACATGATACGGTTCTCTCGCTTTTGAAAGACGACGGCATAACTACTTGGGAGGAGCTCGAGGCAGCGGCACAAACAGGAACAGAATCAGTACACAAGAATGTAACTAAGGCATCAGGGGCTGTTGTTAGTTCACAAGAGGAAACGCAAGGTGCGCTGATTGGCACAAAGGAAAAATTCGGCGACCTTGATGGAACAGTCACGAAAACAAGTCAAAATTCTGCAAATACATTTTCAAAAAATACAAACCGCATTTCAGGCTCGGCACAGACTATGGCAGACCGCATTTCTAACACACTAACGGCAATCAAAACAGCTTTTTCAAATGTTTTTGAACCCTTGTATAACATCATCAAAAAGCCTCTTAACAATGCACTAACAGGAATTGAAACTTTTATAAACGGCTTTATTTCTGCAATCAATAAAATGTTGGCGGGTGTGGACACGGTTGCAAATTCGATAGGCAAGTTGTTTGGGCAGGAATGGCACGCAGGTCGGCTTGATAAGGTGCACATCCCAAAACTTGCCACAGGGGCATATGTTCCTGCAAATTACGGTGAATTTCTTGCCGTACTTGGCGACAACAAGAGAGAACCTGAGGTAGTATCTCCTATTTCTGCTATGAAACAGGCTATGGCTGAGGTGCTTTCTGAATACGGCGGAGCGGGCAACGGCGGTGATATTCACATTACCTTGACTATGCCTGACGGCAGAGTGCTTTTTGAGGCTGTTGCTGATGAGAACAACAAAATCAAGAAACGCACAGGCAGGTCCGCTTTTGCGTAAGGAGGGATAAGATTGAGTGAATTTAAAGGCTATTTAATTAAATTCCCGAAAAACGGCTTGCAGTTTCCACATAAGCTCATAGCTAAAGAGAGTTATCATGCCACACCTTTACAGCGTACGGAGATTAAAGCTTATCGTGACAGCAACAACCTTTTAAGGCGAGTAACATCACCGAACAACAAAACTAAGATTACATTCAATACCAAGGACGGTCTTACCCTTGCTGAAATGAGAACTATTCGCAGTGTTTTAAACGGTGCTATGTCAAATTCTCAGCAACGCAAGCTCAATGTTGAATACTGGGACGATGAACTTCTTGCGTACCGCACTATGACCGCATATATACCCGATATAACATACACGCCAAAGCTTATTACCGCAGACAACATTAAATATGCGGCGGTAACATTTACATTTATTGAATATTAAGAGGTGGTTAATTTGCTTGAGGTTTCAAGCCTGCACAAAAAGCAGACTATTGAAAATCTGATTGAAAATATACTGACAATTTCATTTCCCGACGGTGAATATCCAGATATAACAGAGAAAAATATAGCGAGTGAAAGTATGAGCCTTACACAGTCAATTTGCGATGAAAGCAAGCTGAAATTTGGTGGCTGTATTGCCTCTGAATTTGATATTGACATTGTAAATTCAGACGACAGAATTTTTACAACAGACCTTGTCGGTAAATGGATAAGTGTAAAATTAACACAAAAAATTCCGAGTGGCGAAAAGCTGCTGCCATCTGCAAAGCTGTTTTTAGGTACATCACTTTTGCCGGGAGAAACCATAGCTACAAAGGAATATTATTTGTTTAGCGGTATTATTGACAGTGCCAAGCTCGACAAGAATAACCGCAATAAGCGACACATTGTCGCTTATGACGCACTCTCTATGTTATATGATATTGACGCAACAAATAAGCTGTTTAATTTATGGAAAACTTATCCAAACGGCTATAAAATCGGCGAATTGGTTGTGCTATGCCTTAACTACAACGGAAAGCATATGATTCAGGTCGAGGATAACAAAGATATTCTTGACGAGGTGATAAACCAATCAACAGGCTTAACTGTACGAAATTTCCCGACATACAACAGAGCATGGCTTGAGGACTCAAATACAATTACATACGGCGAGCTGCTCAAGAATTGTTGTGAATTGCTCGGAGTATTCGGAACAATTATTCCTAATGCAAGCTATGGCGTTTTTAGATACATCGAACTCGGCAAGAGTACAGAAAAATACAATTTTTACGAAAACTTATACGCAGAAGAATACGATTGCAGCGGCTACAACAAATTTGTGTTTATCAACGGTTATTCGTCAAGGGAGAAAAAAACAATCGAGTTTGAAACTTTGTGGGGCGATGAGTCGAACAGTTATGACTTAACAAAAAATACAGTCTGCCAACAGGAGGATGACGGCACAGGCGGTTCGGTAATACACAATGTACAAAATCTTCTTAACGGCAAAACAGGTGAACGATTTTATAATTGTTCCTACACACCGCTTACAGCTACTCTTGACGGCAGACCTTGGGTACAGATTGGTGACGGAATAGAAATTGAAAGCTATGTTACTGATTCAAACGGTGATTTTGTCTATGATAACGCAGGACAACCTAAAAAAGAGAAAGTAAAAGCCTATGTGTTGAGCCGTACACTGAGCGGAATTAAAGCTCTGACAGACAGCATAGAGGCAAAGGGGGAATAAAATTATGGCATACACAAAAACAAATTGGGAAGACGCACCGAGCACAGCTACACCACTTTGCGCAGAAAACCTCAACAAAATCGAAAACGGCATATACGAGAACAGCATAGACCTAGCGCTTGCGGGTGACAACATCAACACGCTAAACGAGAGAATAATTGCGATTAACACAGCCTTATCTGCAAAGGCAGATAAAACAGAGCTTGAAGATGAAATAACAGACATTGACGAAACAGTGACAATGAAGATTAATCTTAAAGCGGATAAGGCGGATACTCTTGCCGGTTACGGAATTACCGATGCCTATGATAAAACGTATATAAACCGATCATTAAACCTTAAGCTTGACAAAAGGCCATTCGATACGGAACCAAAATATAATAGTCCTAACTATGTAACGAGCGGCACTGTGTATAACAGTGTTAATTCGCTTAGGCAGACCGTTGTGCAGAACAAAGCCGATATAGAAAAATCGCTTGCAAACAAATATGATGCGGCGAATAACGAAATCGGTTCGGGAGAATTATCTCCGGGACAGACAATTTATGAGGGCAGTGCGGGAAACTTCGTTTACGCAAAGAACGGCGACGCAGTTACTGTGTCTGTAAATATTACAAGTATGTTGGCGGATAAAAAC